GATGGAGATGATCCGGCAGAACATCAGCCTGGATCAGAAGTCAGAGTTCGACTCCGCCCTGGCAAAGATGGAGCAGGAGGTGCTCCGCTCGATCGAGTCAACCAATGACCGAGTCGCTTTTCACGAGGCCCTGCTGTGGCTGATTGTCTGCGGCAACGTTCTGCTCTACGTGGGCAAAGAGGGCCTGCGAGTTCATCACCTGAATCGCTACGTCTGCTGCCGCGACCCCATGGGCAACCCCCTGGAGGTGGTCACCTGCGAAGAGCTGGCGGTGAACGTGCTGCCGCCCGAAGTGAAGGCTCTACTCGAGGACGACGACGACGTTGTCGGCAAGCTCGCCAACGACGACTACGACGAGATCGGCGAGTACGACAAGACGGTCAAGATCTACACCCACGTCCGCTGGGAGAAGACCCGTGTTGCTTGGCACCAGGAGGTGAAGGGCAAGGAGATCCCGGGCAGTGAAGGCGAGGCCCCGATGGACTCCAACCCTTGGATGCCCCTTCGGATGTCGCGCGTGGACGGGCAGCCGTACGGCGTTGGCTATGTCGAGAGCGCTGCCCTGGCCGACCTCAAGACAGCTGAGGCCCTGAGCCAGGCGGTGTCCGAGGGCTCCCTGGCCAGCGCTGCAATTCGCTTCCTTGTGCGACCCAACGGCGTCACCAAGGCCAAGAGCCTGGCCGAGGCAGCCAATGGCGCCTTCGTGGTGGGTGACATCAACGACGTCCAGGCCCTGCAGGTACAGAAGGGCGGGGACATGCAGGTGGCCATGGCCGGCCTGGCCCGGGTGGAGGCACGGCTCAGCCAAGCGTTCATGCTCGCCGACGTCCGCGACTCCGAGCGCACGACAGCTGAAGAGGTCCGCCTTCAGGCGCTGCAGATCGAGAACAGCCTGGGCTCCATCTACTCAATCCTGACCACCGAGTTTCAGACCCCTTACGTCAGCCGCAAGCTGGATCTACTGATCCGCCAGGGCAAGCTCGAGCCACTGCCCAAGGATCTGATTCGGCCCGTTGTTTCTGTGGGACTGGCTGCGGTGGGCCGCAGCAACGACCTGGAAAAGGTGGTGCGCTTTGTGAGCACCATCGCGGAGCTGGGCAATGCCATCGGCCAGCAGGAAGTGACGATGCGGGTTAACCCGTCAGAGCTGATCCGCCGCCTCGCCGCCTCGATGGGCGTCGACACGGTCGGCCTGATCAAGACCGATCAGGAAGTGGCGGCTGAGCGGCAGCAGGCGCAAGAGCTTGCTCTCGCCCAGCAGGCCATGGCATCGCCGATGGCCGATCCACAGAAGCAGGCCCAGGCCGCTGCGATCGAGCAGCAAATGGCCACTGACCCAACCACCGAACCGCAAGCCGCATGACCGCCACCCCCGTCGACAACAGCCTCAGCAACGCCGAGGCCATCAACGAATCGCCCGTCGCTCCTGGACAAGAAGAACTCCTTAACGAGTTCCTGGCCGAGCGCGATGGCGAACAACAGGCTCAGGAGACCGAGAAGATCCTGGGCAAGTTCAACAGCGCCGAGGAGCTGGCCAAGGCCTACCAGGAGCTTGAGAAAAAGCTGGGTCAGCCCAAAGACCAGCCCGAGCTCCCTGAGCCTTCACAGCCCAAGGCTTACACCCGGGATGAGGGCGTCAAGGAGTACGGCGAGTTTTTGGCCGGCAAGTTCGAGGAGGCCGAGTTCAACCCCTACGAGATGGCCGAGGCCTATGAGGCCGGCCAGGACGTCGAGCCCTTCATGGAGAAGCTCGAGTCAGTGGGCATCCCCCGCTCGATCGTTGAGCGCTACCTCGAGGGCGGCTACGAGAGCGACTCGGCGGAGCTCAGCCCTGATGACACCGCCGAGCTCAAGGGGCTAGTGGGCGGTGATGAGCAGTTCCAACAGCTCTCGGCATGGGTGAAGGACAACGTGCCCAAGGAGGAGATCGACGAGTACAACGCGGTCGTCGCCAGCGGCAACAAGGATGCGATCCGCTGGGCGCTGCGTGCCATGCAGGCTCGGGCCACTCAAGGTTCGGCCCCCTCTCGCCCACCGCTGAAGGAGCCTGAGCTGGTGGGCAGCGGCCGCCCGCCTGCCGGCGGCAAGACGTTTGAGTCGAAGGCTCAGGTGCTCGAGGCGATGAACAAGCTCAACGGCAAGGGTCAACGCTTGTACGACGTTGACGAGGCCTACCGGGCGCAAGTGATTCGAATGCTGGATGCCTCAGATGTTTTTTAGGTACATTCAGTTCAGGCGATCTCTACGCCCCTGGAACTGAACGGGCCTCCCTAGGGAGACAACCCGGTGCAGAGGGGAAGAAGTGGCCTTTCAACTTCTTCTGTGAAACACCATGGCTACCCCTCCCGATGCCGCGCTTCAGCGGCTTGGTCAAATCAAAGGCACGGGCGACGACCGTGCCCTCTTCTTAAAGCTTGGAGCCGCTGAGGTTCTTGACGCGTTCGAGCGCACCACCGTGTTCAAGGGCAAAACCCGCGAGCGCAATATCAAAGGTGGGAAGAGTGTCGCCTTTCCTATCACCGGAAAAATGTCGGCGCGATACCACTCGCCCGGCGTGCCAATTCTGGGTGAAGGTAACAACCCTTCGGACATCAACGAGCGCCTGATCGAGCTCGATGGCCTGATGATCGCCGATGCCGCCGTGGCGGAGATCGACGAGCTGATGGCCTACTACGACGTCCGCCAGATCTACACCACCGAGCTGGGCCGGGCCCTGGCCTACGAGTACGACAAACGCGTGGCCCGCATCCTGTTCGCTGCCGCCTCCAACGTCACTGAACCCCTGGGCAAAGCCGGCAACGCCGGCCGCATCGGCGCTGGCAAAACCCTTTCTGCTGGCTACGCCGCTGCCACCAACCAGGCCAAGGGCGACGAGCTCGTCGATGCGATCTTTGCTGCGCGCGTCAACTTCGACCAGAAGGACGTGCCCGTCGACGGGATGTATGCAGTGTTCTCCCCCGAGGAGTACTACTACATCACCCAGAGCTCGAGAGCGATCAATGCCGATTTCAACGGCGGCGGTGGCGGCAACGGCACCATCGCCAGCGGCAAGACCCTGCAGGTGGCCGGCATCCCCATCATGATGTCCAACCACATCACGCAGGCGGCGTACACCAACGTCACTGGCGACAAGAACAGCGACTATGCGCAGAACCTGTCCAAGTGCCGCGGCCTGATCTTCAACAAGGAAGCCGCCGGTGTAGTGACTCTGATGAGCCCCTCGCTGCAGATCACCAGCGGCGACTGGAATGTCCAGATGCAGGCAACCCTCATGGTGGCCCGCCAAGCCATCGGCATGGGCGTCTTGCGCGCTGAGGCCGCTTACAAGATCGTGGTTCCCTAGGATCTCGACTGAATGTGCAACGGGGGCCGGCGCCAGCTGGCCCCTTTTTTGTGCGCCTCGTACGATTAGGGCTGCAGCCCCGTAGAGAAAATGGGCACCGCCAACCAGTCGCAGACGCCAGGGCGGACCACTCTGCTGGAGGCAGTGAATGTCTTGCTTGAGAACATCGGCGAGTCGCCGGTGGAAACGCTCGAGAACGAACAGGTGGCAGAGGCGCGGATCGCTGAACGCACCTTGCTGGAGTTTCACAAGGAGGGGCAGAGCCGCGGATGGGCCTGGAACAGCGAGGCCGCCTACCCCTTCACCAAGGATCTGACGACCAACACGATTACGGTCCCGGCCAGCGTGGTGCGCTGGTCCCCTGATCCATACCAGTGGGCTGGCCGCTTCCAGCTGCGAGGTCAGAAGGTTTACGACCGCGAGAAGCGCAGTTCAGTCCTGGCCAGCGACATCGCAGAGGTCAAGGCTGACGTGGTGTTCCTGCTGCCCTGGGACGACTGCCCGGAGCCATTCAACCGCTGGATCACGGTGCGCTCGGCCCGGGTGTTCAGCGATCGCGTGCTGAGCTCCGACGCCCTGTTCAAGTTCACCTCTGTCGACGAGCAAGCGGCCCTGAACGAGCTGTTGCGAATGGAGGCCGAGAACGAGCACTACAACCTGCTAACCGACGGCCACGGCCTGCGGCCCTTCCCGACCTACAGCCCTGGCTACGGCCTGCTGCGTGGCCCAGGGGGAGGGTATCTCGTTGGCTGAGCTTTTCTCCTACACGGTCCCCAACCTCTTTCAAGGCATCAGCCAGCAGCCTGATGCGCAGCGCGATCCAACGCAGGGCGAGGTGCAGATCAACGGCTACTCCTCGATCTCGGAGGGGCTGCGAAAGCGAGAGCCCACCCAGTCGCTGGCCAAGATCAGTAGCACGGACTTAGGGGACGTCTTCGTTCACTCGGTGCTGCGGGACAGCAACGAGAAGTACCTGGTGGTGATCAGTAAAGCCGCTATCCGGGTGTTCGATCTGGTGGGCGCCGAGTACACGGTGACAGCTGCGGCCGGAGCCTATGCGTACCTGGCGTCAGTGGTGAACGCCAAGAGCGATATCCGCGCGGTGTCGATTGGCGACTACACGTTCATCTCCAACGTCAAAGCGTTGCCCGACATGGACGGCACGCTGCTGGCGCCGCAGACCGCCAGGCCTGCCACGCATGAAGCGCTGGTGTGGGTGAAGGCCGCCAACTACGGGCAGAAATACACCGTCACCCTGAACGGCACAACGGTCGACGTGACCACTGCAACGGCGGCCGTGATCGTGGCTGGCTCCACCGTGACCGAGGTGAAGATCAGCGCCGCCGAAATCGCCGAGAACATCAAGACCGGCCTGTCGGGGGTGAGCGGCGTAACGATCGACCGCTCCGGTTCTGTGCTGCACCTCAAGAGCAGCAGCGCAATGACAATCAAGGCTACGGACGCCCGGGCCAACGCCGACATCACGGCGATCACCAACAGCGTCCAGGCCTTCACCGAGCTGCCGACCATCGCGCCTGAGGGGTATCAGGTTGAGGTGACCGGAGACCCTGGCAATAAGTGGGACGGCTACTTCGTCGAGTTCAAGCCCCGCGCCGGCCAGGGCACCTTTGGCGAGGGCGCCTGGAACGAGACCGTGGCACCCGGCGCGGAGTACCGCATCAAGGCCGGCACCATGCCGCATGTCCTGGTGCGCAAGCCCGATGGCACCTTCCACTTCGGGTCAATGGATGGCTCGACGATCGCCACTGGCGTGGCGCTGCGGAAGTGGGGCGACCGCACCTGCGGCGACTACAACACGGCCCCGGATCCCAGTTTTATCGGCAAGGGCATCCAAGACATCTTCGTCTTCAAAAACCGGCTGGGGATCCTGGCGGATGAGGCCGTGGTGCTCAGCCGGCCCGGGGAGTTCTTCGACTTTTTCCCGGAGACGGTGACCACAACGCTGGCCAGCGATCCGATCGACATCAGGGCCAGCGGCACCCGGGTGAGCGTGCTCCGGTATGCGGTGCCCTTCCAGGACGAGCTCATCCTGTTCTCTGACCAGACGCAGTTCCGACTGTCCAGCAATGACACGTCACTGACGTCGGCCACGGCGCAGCTGACAACCCTCACCCAATTTGAGATCGACACGCGCTGCCGCCCGATTCAGATCGGCAACGGCATCGTGTTCGCCCAGGTGGCTGGCGACTGGACCAAGTTCCGCGAGTTCAGCATCCGCGGCAACGGCACGTCGATCACGGCCGATGCGGTCGAGCTCACCCAGCAGGTGTCGGCCTATGTGCCCGGCGGGGTCTTTCGCGTCACGGCCGACGACACCAGCAACAGCTGGTACGCGATCAGCGATCGCAGCGGCTACCTCAATCGGATCTACGCGCAGAAGTTTTTCCTGCGAACAACCAGCTCAGGCATCGAGCGCATCCAGAACAGCTGGAGTCATTGGACGCTCAACGGCGCAGACAAGATCCTTCAGGTGCTGGCGATCCAGGAGGTGCTTTACCTGCTGGTTCAGTACGGCACGGAGGTATGGCTCGAGCGCCTACCGATCGCGGATCAGACCGCGGAGAGCGCCACGAAGCCGACGCCGCTGCTGCTGGATCGCTGGGTGTCCACCACTGCGGACACTCCTGCGGCGATTCGCGTGGCAGCCGGTTCCTACAACGCCACCACGGGCATCACGACCTGGACCCTGCCCTACGCGATCAAGGCCACGACTCAGGCATGGAGCGGATTCTCAAGCGCTAACGGCGGCGTGCTGCTTGGCCAGGCCGTCTCCGGCACGTCGATTACGGCGCGCGGCGACTGGAGCGCCAAGGACGTCTTCTTTGGCGAGGCCTATGACTTCCACTACCGCTTCACGCGATTCAAGGCTCTGCGAGAGATCGGCGGCGGAAAGACCGCTGCCAACAGCCTGAGGACGCAGGTGCGCAAGGCGCTGATTCGTTATCACGAGACGGGCTACTTCGAGGCCCATGTGATGGCCGAGCGCCGCAGCACTGCCGTCTACAAGTACAGCGGGATCCTGCTTGGCAGCAGAAACAGCGTCGTGGGCGAAGACGCCTGGAACTACGACGCGGCAGTGGAGAACAGGCGTTACCAGGAAGGGGTGTTCACCATCCCGGTTCTTTCTAAGGGGGAGAACGCGGTGGTCGAGCTTCACAACGCTTCGGCCCTGCCCTGCAAGTTCAGCACTTGCGAATGGGTGGGACTCATTACCGGCAAGGCCAAGTCAATGCAATGAGATTCACCAACCCCGACATCGATCAACTGAGCGAGATGGCGAGCCTCCTGCGCGCCACCGATCGCCGCGAGGCGCAAGCCAGCCATGGCCTTGGGGCCAGGGAGGCAGTACTGCAGAGCTGGAGCGCCAGCACGGTGCGCTTCGGAATTGAAGGTGATGACGGCCAGCTGGTGGGCGCCTGCGGCGTTTGCCCTGACGCCGGCGCCGGTCAGATCTGGATGCTGGGCACCGATCAGCTGCTGACCACCAAGAGTCACCGGATCCAGCTGGTGCGCCACGGCCGGGAATGGGTGGATTCACTGCTCGATGACTGGCGGTTGCTGCACAACTACGTGTTTGCAGCCAACACGGAGTCGGTGGCGTGGCTGCGGTTTATGGACTTCACGGTCTACCCAGCTGAACCGCATGGGCCCTACGCCCAGCTGTTCCGTTATTTCTTCAGGGAGGCGGGCTGATGGATCCGGTAACACTGTTTTCACTCGGCATGGGGGCGCTGAACACCGGCATGGGGATTGCCGGTGCTTCTGCACAGAACGCCGCCGCACAGCAGCAATACAAAGACGCGCTGAAGTTCCAGAAGGTCAGCGACAAGTACGCGCGCTGGTCTTCCAAGATCAATGCCCGCATCGCCAACACCCAGGGCAAGTACCGCTACTGGGCCGAGACGGTCAACTACAACCAGAACCTCAGCTACGTCAATCAGCTGCGGAACTATGAGCTGACCAAGGCCTACGAGCAGGCCGTGGTGGTGCGACGCACGCGCACGTCGGCAATGTCCGACTTCGCGCTGCAGGCCCAGGCGCTGAGCGAGGGCATCCGCGAGCAGGCATCGCAGGACGCGGTCTCCGCCTATCAATACGCCCACCAGGCGATGAAGGCCCAGGCCCAGGTGGTGGCTGCCGGGATGGAGGGCGCCAGTGTTGACCGACTGGTCAATGACTACGACCGGCAGCTTGGCGACTTCCGCGCGCTGCAGCAGATCAACCAGAACTTCCGCGAGCGCCAGTACACGCGCGAGCAGGCGGGCCTGGTGGCCGGCTACCTGAGCAAATACAACAGCCAGCAGTTCTACAAGCCGCAGCCTTACCAGGATCCGATCCGGCCGTTCGCGCCGCTGCCAACGCTGGTGATGCCGCAACCGCCGTCGATGACCGGGGCTGGCCCCAGTCAGATGGCGGCCGGCCTTGGCGTCGGCAATGCCGTGATGGGCGGCATCAACACGGGCCTCAGCGTTTGGCAGGGCCTGCAGCAGTTCACCAGCAGCGGGAAGCCGGGAGGCTCTTTCGGTGTTGGAGGAGTACCCGACCTGCCGGGCTTGTCCGGCGCTGGAGCACTAGGAGGCTGACGACCCATGGCACGTGAACAACTCCCTCTCGGACAGATCCAACCCACCGCACGGCCTGTCTCGAGCTTTGTGCAGCCAGGGCTGATTCAGGCGGCCAGGCCCGCGCAGGCCCAAATGATGCAGCTGAACAGCGATCGGATCGGGCTGGTGCAGACCGCTGCCCGCCCGAACGTCGGCGGCTTTGATCAGGGCGAGCAACTGGCCCGCGCCCTGGCGCCCTTCAGCCAGAACCTGACGCGGCTGATGAATTACGGCGCTCAGCTGTATGCGTCCAATGAATACAGGCAAGGCCAAAACGAAGCGTTAAAGGCCTACAGCCAGGCCAACAGTCAACTGATGGTCTCGGCGGACGAATACGCCGCTGAGAACCGCGACCTGGCACGGCAAGACCCGATGGCTGGCCTGCTGATGGACCGGGCTAACCCGTTCCGCACCGCCGGTCGCCAGAACCAGCTCAGCCAGCTGGCGGCGCAGGAGATGCCGATGATCATGCGG